GAAAAGCGTGCCGCCCTGCAGGAAGCCGGTGGGTGTGTTGTGCAGGTTGCTCACTCACGCCTCCTTAGTAGAGCGCGCTGCCGACGCTCGCCAGGCCCGCCGCCGAGCCGGCAAAGCCGCGCGGCTGCGTGCTGATGATCGCCAGCGCCCCGCGCCACGTCCCGCCGCTCTCGACTGTGCCGGCGGCGGCGATGTGGGTGAAGGCCGTGCCCGACGTGCCGCCCTGCACGCTGTTGATCACCGCACTGTTGAGCATGACCGCCGCGCCCGCCCCGTTGGCGGAGCCAACGTTGAGGGTGGCGATCACGTTCGGCGAGCTGCCGGCGCTGTTGGTGCAGGCGTAGACGTTGATCGTGCCGTTGTTCGCGAGCGTGCCGAGGAACACCACGGCATGCTGCTCGTACAGACCCGCGCTCACCACGCCGCCGGCGGTGCCGCCGAAGCTGGCGCCGATGAAGGTGCCAGCCGCGAGCGTGGTGAACTGCGCGTTCTCGATGAGGGTGTGGATCGCCATGTCTCTCTATCCTCCTACGCGCTGACCTTCATCACGGCCACCGCCCACGGGTTGAGCACCTGCCCGCCCAGCCGGCGGCGCGCCACCAGCCGGATCGCGTTGGCGACGCCGGTGGTGCTGTCGTCGTAGCGCATCACGTCCATGCCGATGCGATCGGCGATCAGGTACGACCCGCGCGCGGCGAAGATCACCGGGTACACGTTTGCGGTGTACGTGGCGCCGCTGGCGGTCGTCGGCGAGGCCAGCGCCTCACTCTCCAGGATGTCGTAGCCCTCCAGCTTCGTCGGCTGCCCGTTCTGGAGCTGGAACTGCCGATCGCCCCACAGGTAGGCGCCGCTGCCGTCCTTCAGGCTCTTGATCACGCGCACCGTGCCGCGCGCCATGATCCACGCGCAGCCCTGGTTGCGGTACTGCGTGGCGAGCGCGTAGGGCGTGTTGCGGAACGCGTCGCCGGTCAGGGCGGTGGCGTTGCCGCTGTTCACCTGCTGCACCGAGCCGTAGGCGTACGTCCACGGGCCGCCCGTCGTGGCGTTCTGCAGGAAGCCCTGCGGCTTGCCGGCGCCGTCGCCGATGAGGAACGCCTCATCCTCCTTGATCGCGAAGGCGTCCGCAAACTGGGCCGTCAGGTAGGCCAGGATGCTGGAGGCGCCGGTGCTATCCTCAATCAGGTTCTTGCTGACCGGCACGTGCGCCATCAGCGTATGCACCGGCACCACGACCTGCCCGAACGTGCCGTTCGTCTCGGCCTGTGTGCTGGTGGGGCTCTCATCGACCCACGTCGCGCGCACGGCGCCGCTGTAGCGGTCGTCGCCGCCCGTCCCGACCGGCATCACCACGCGGTCGCGGGTCGTGGTAATCGTCTGCGCGATGCTGCGCACTGCCGTCAGGCCAGCAAGGCGCTGCACGATCTGATCGCGCACATCCTCCGGCACGAGGTAGCCGCCGAGCACGTCCTGGCTCTCCACCTGCGTGGCCTTCAGCGCCCGCACATCGTCACCGGCCTCCAGCGCGGCCTTGACCTGCGCGGGGGTGTAGACGAGCGCGCGGTGAAGCTGCGGGTCGTACTGGCCGGTGCGCACGTAGCGCATGAAGTCGGCGCTCTTGGCCCACGCGAAGCGCTGGTGATCGCGGCCGTACAGCTCGCTCATCACCTGGTTCATCGCGGCGCCGTCGTCGCCGAAGCGGTTGATGTACCAGCTCTTCGCGGCGATGTCGTCGCTGCTGCTGGCCTGCGAGGTGTGGGCATCGACTGGGCCGGCGGCCGGCAGAAGGCGCCCGGCCTCCACCACCTCAGCCTTGATCGCGCCGGCGCGGTGCGCCAGCTCCGCCTGGCGGATCAGCATCTCGGCCTTGTCCAGATCGCCGGCCTTGATCGCCTCCTCCGCCTGGGTGCGGTAGGTCGTCACGTCCATAGCTACACGGTCTCCTTGAGTGCAAGTATGCGGGTCTGGAGTGTCAGGAGCCGCGCCCGTGCGCCCGTCGATGCCTTTGCGGCGTGATCGGCGCCGCCTCCCGCATCGCCCGAGGCGGTGGCCTCTGCGGTCTCATCTATCAGCTCGGCGGGCGGGGCGATCCCCGCCGCGTCGAACGCCGCCTTCAGCTCCCCGACGGGGAGCAGCCGGGGCTCAGCCGGCGTGGGGGTGAGGCTCGCCGCCAGCAGCGGCCAGCGCTTCACCCAGTTCGTGCCGTTGGGCTGCGGCTCGCGCACCACCAGGTGCGGGGCGCTGTCGCTGCTCAGGCGCAGCGCGCCGCGCCGCACCATCTCCTTGATCGCGGCGTGGTAGCGGTGGGCCTGATTGAGCTGCCCCTCCAGCCACACGCCCACATCATCGACGCCGGCCTTGACCCACAGGCCGATCACCGGCTCGGCCTTGGTGGCGGGGTCTTGCGCGTGGTGGTAGAGCATCGGGCGCGTCGTGTACGCCGTCAGCCAGAAGTCGGTGCTCTTGGTGAAGAAGTCGCGCTGTGGGCTGATGTCCGGCTCATCCGGCGTGCCGAAGCGCACCGCGTAGGCGCGCACGCGGCCATCGGCGAGCATCTTCACGGCCTCGCCCATGTCGCCGGTCGTCTCGCCCATGTCGTCATCCTCGGGCACCTCATACGGCGCCACATCCGACCATCGGGCCTCCACCAGCGTCCACTCCTCCGGCTCGTCAATCTCCACGTCGTAGCCGGTGAGGGTGTAGCCCATCCGCACGGTGCGCCCATCCTCCAGCGCGGCGATGGCGAAGCCGGGATAGACCATCACGTGCGGCTCGTCGTCGCCCTCGTCGTCATCGTCGCCGTACTTCGGCGCGTAGAGCGGGCGCTCTGGCGCATCCTCATCCTCGGCCTCCTCCAGCGCCTCGCACACGGCCTCGCACACCAGGTCGCAGATCGTGCCGTAGTCCAGCGCCTTGGTGGCGCCGCCGTCGCCGTCGGCCATATCCGGCATGCCGTCGCCGTCATCGTCGGCGTAGCCGAGCGCCTTCATGTCGTCCATAATGCCCATCGCCTTGCTGTATGCGGATCGGATGAGGTCGTGATCGCCGCCGCTGTGGCGCGCGCCGGCCTTGGTGGCGGATCGCCTGCGCGGGGCTTCCTCCGTCAGCACGCGCTGTCGCGCGGCGTCTCGCGCGGCGTCGGCGCGCTCTCGTGTCGCGCCTGGTTCGTCCCAGGCAGCGCTCCAGGCACGGTCGCCAGCGTAATCCGCCGCGCGGCGCAAGTTTGACGGGCGGCGCAACTCAGACTGAAATGTGCGCTCTGATTGCGCATACGCCTTGTCAACCTCTGCCATATCGCGCTTTGCGCGGGCCAACACCTGCTTTGCGCGAGAAAGATCGTTTCGCTCATGCGCTTGCTGCCCAGGGCGAACGCCCATGCGCTGCACTTCAGCAAGGCGAGCCTCTGCGCGCTCCACTTCGCGCTGTGCGTCGTCGCGCCTTGCGCGGGCGCGCTGCATCTCCCCTCGGAGATAGGTTGTGTTGTCGCGCGATTCGTTAAACACCGCGCCCCGCCCTCGAACAGTCGGCGCAGGAGATGAGTTGTGGATCTCGTTGGAGCGCGACGCGGCGGCTGGGGAGACCGTAGCCAGATCGCGCTGCGCACTTGCGCGTAGTCGATCCCGCTCTGCAATCAAGCTATTGCGCTCACGCTGGCTGATGTCGCCCGCCATCTGGCGGTCAATGTTTGCGATGCGCTGTTTTGCGCGATTAGCGCGAGCAAGCTTCTGTATATCGTCGCGATCCAGCCCTTCGGCGCGCGGCGTGTTGGGCTTGTACGGTGTCTGCATCCCCGCGTCTGGTGTGCGCTTGCCGTCTGGGCCCTGCTTCCATAGCCCACCAGTGCCGCCGCTTGGCTTGCCGCCACCAGCACCGCCACCGCTGCGGCCCATGTTTGCAAACATGGCGCGCTCGGACGCGGTTTGCTTGATGGCGTCGCTATCCTCAGCCTTGACGCTGATCCGCGCGCCCTGCTCATCCTGTAGCCGCTCGCTCATGCGCTCCATCTCCCCATCGATCGCGCCTGGAGTGCGCTTGCGCGCGCGCTTCGGCCCCTTGCCGCCGCCCCCACCGCCGCCCTTGCGCTTGGGCGGCCCGCCCATGCCGGCGCGGCCCTCCAGCGCGGCGCCAAGGTCTACCCCGTCGCCGTCGGCGGCGGCGGGTGCGGCGCTGTTGCGCGCGCGGGCCAGCGCCTCACGCACCTGCCCCGCGTCGCCACGGCTGGCAAGGTTGTAGGCGCGGCGGCCGCCCGGCGTCATGACGACCGTGCCGTCGCGCAGGCGCTCAGCCAGGCCCGCGCTGATGAGCGGCCCGGCCTGCGCCTCGTCGGGGTCAGTGCCCAGCGCGAGCGCGTCAAGGCCGCCGGAGAGGTTGCCCAGGAGCTTGGCGCGGTTGGCCTGCGCCTCTAGCCGCTTGGCCTGCTCTTTCTCCTCTGGCGTCTGCGGGCCGTCGTCGGCGCCGGGCTTGCCCTTGCCTTTGTACTTGCCCCAGCGCGCCAGCGCGGCAAGCCGGGCACGCTCCGCAGGCGTGCGCTTGCCGGGCGTGCCGGTGTCGGCGGGGTCGGCCTTGGTGGCGATGTTGTACGGAAGTGACCGAAACGGCATGGGCGCCCCTCGGAACGCAAAAAGGGGCGGTGCTCACACGAGCACCGCCCCTTTGTAGGCAGCGTAGATTTTCCCAGTTGCCTCTATTCTACCACGCCATGCAAGACCCGCCCCTGCCGGCGCTGATCCCGCGTCGGCACGGTGCGCGGCTCGCCGAGCGCATCCTCAATCGCCCCCAGCGCCTGCACACAGCCCGCCTTGACCGGAGCGCGGTGTGTGTCGGGCAGGTGCTCCAGCAGCAGCAGCGCGGCGCGCAGCCCCTCCCGCTGGCTGCGCAGCACCGCCGCGATCATCGCGTCGTTCGCATCGCTCATCGCCACCCCGTCCTTGCGTTGTGCGGCAGCAGCGGCCACGCATCCGCGCGGCTGCGCCGTATCGGCACCGCGTAGACACGAGTAGGCCACAGCCGAGGGCGCGCCCGCTCACGCCGCACATAGCGGCGCGCCTCGGAGGATGTCGCCACGTCGTAGTACAGCTCGCGCCAGCCGCCCGGCGCGCCCCACACCAGCACGACCCGCCACGCCCGGCGCGGCGCGATGCCCGCTGCCCATCTCATCCCGCGCCCCCCTGTGTGATGATGCCGATGATCGCCTCCTCCGCCACCTGTCGGGCCGTGCCGTCGCGCTCCATCTGCGCGGCCACCTCCTCGACACCCGGCCACGTCCCCCGGTGGTAGCGCGCCTGCTCCGCCCGCTCGCCCTGCACCAGCCCGGCGTAGCTCGCGCTGTTGGCGAGCGTCGCGCCGAGGCCATCCGGCGTCACGAGCCAGCGCCGGCCCAGCCCCTGGCTGCCCGGCCCGCCGCGCCGGTACGGCACGCTGATGCGCCCATCGCGCAGCGCGGCGAAGAAGAAGCGGCGGCTCTTGGCGCTGCGGAACGGCTGCGCCCGCCCGCTGGCGGCGGGGTAGCGCGCAAGGATGTCGCGCGCCTCCTCCGCCACTGCGACGCCCACGACCGGCGCGATCTGCGCGGCCGACACGCGATCCAGCGCGGCCAGCGCCTCGCTGATGTCGAACTGTAGGCGAAACTCCATCGCACCCCCTAGCGCGCAAGCGTGACGGCGCAGCGGCAGCGCGGGTGCGCCGGCGGCGGCTCATCCCAGCCCTCACCCTGCCGCGCCCCATCGCGCGGCCCGCACACCGCGCACACCCGCTCATCATTGTTCGTGCGCCACACCAGCGCGCGGACGATGCCGTTGCGCTGGAGGTAGTCCTGCGCCGCCACCGCCGCCTGCGCGCTGGCGCGGGTTAGCTCGGTGGCGGCGATCACCTCCGCCCGCGCCGCGCCGAAGGCCGGCGAGAGCAGCGCCGCCGCCTGCGCGAGCGTCATGCCGGGGGTGGCGCGCAGCACGCCAATCACCCGCTCCACCACCCGCTGCGTGGTGGCGTCCATCCCCGCAATCGCGCCCGGCGCGTATCGCCCGGCCCACTCCGCCCCCTGCGCGGCCGCAAGCGCGGGGTCGATTGGCAGCCCCGCCTCCGCCGCGTAGGCCAGCAGGTCGTCAACGTACGTCTGCGCGAGCGCCGACGTGAGCGTCGGGGCAATGCCAGTAGTACCCGCTTTCGGATCGCCCGCCATCGCCGCCCGCGCGGCGCGGGGCTGCGCGCTCGCCAGGCTGCTGGCAAGCTCTCGCGTCAGGCTGCGCTCACGCGGGCTGGCCGCCTTCGTCGCGCTGGCGGCTGGGCCAAAAGGGGCAAACACGGCCCGCACCTCGTCGGGCGTGGTGGCGGCCTTGAGGCCGGCGGCGATGTGCTCCGCCTCCTCGGGCGGCGTCACGTCGGGGCGGAACGGCACATCCGCCGCCCGGCCCGCGCGCAGTGCTTTGAGCGCCTTGACCTGCCAGCGCTGGAGGTCAAGCGCCTTGGCCTCGTCCACCTCGGGCGGCGCGGCGTCGGGCTGCGCGTCGGCCTCGGACGGGGTAGGCCCGCTGGCAGGCTCGGGGATGTCGTCAAGCTCCGCCGGTGGCGGCATCCCGTCGGCGCCGGTGGGCGGCTCGGGCGGAGGGCCGCCCTTGCCCACCTCCGCCACCAGCAGCGCGCCGCGCTCGTCGCCGATCGGCTCCATATCAATGCGCTGGCGCAGCTCGTCCACCGTCAGCACGGCGGCGTAGGTGGTGAACTGCTGTAGCTCCATCGCGATGTTGCGCGGGCGGATGTCGCTGAAGCTCGCGCGGTAGTCGGGGCCGTACCAGTGCGGGATCATCTGCGCGTTGAGATCCTCCGCCAGCGCCACCAGGTGCGGCCACACCGCGTTCTCAATCATCGTCGCCTTGGCGCCCTCGCTGTTGGCGCGGGTGGCGTCCTTGGCGAAGTAGCCGGCGGGGATGCCGTAGGCCCGCATGATCGCCTCACCGCTGAAGGTGCGGCCCTGCAGGAACTCCATCTCCTTCTGCGAGCGCCCAAACGGCTTCCAGTCCATATCGCCCGAGCGCGCGATGGCGACGCGGCGCCGGCCGCCGCCGAAGAAGTCGCGGATCTCCTGGCGCACCCGCACGAGATCCTGATCGAGCATGTCCTTCGGCAGGCTGATCAGCCCTTCCGGCGTCGCGTTCTCGCTTGCGAAGAAGGCGCGGTTCCACTTGCTCATCGCCAGCTCCGCCTCAACGTCTACCAGCGCGGAGGCGAGCGGGCTCAGGCCGTCGCGGATGTCGAGCGGGTGCGGCAGACGCGAGTAGGTGACAAACTTTGCATCAATGCGGGTCGGCTTGTCGGTCGGCTTGGCGCGGAACAGGTAGCCGCCGATGAACTTCTTCGGGTCAGGGATCGGCATGATCAGCGAGGTGGGGATGGGCCAGCACTCCGCCACCTCGCCATTGTCGCCGGGCAGCCAGTAGAGGTACGCCTTGCCGTAGAGCAGGCGCTGCATCGCCCAGTAGGTGACGAGGAACGAGCGGCCCATGAACGGGTTGGGGCTCTCCCAGAGCACCTCTAGCGGGTGGTTCTCGACATCCTGATCGCCCTCACCCAGCCCCCGGCGCGCCTTGACCTCCAGCTCGGCGACGCTCATCTCCTTGGCGATGGCGTCAACGCAGGCGTACACCCACGAGCTGCTGAGCGCCGTGCGGACGTTGGCGTCATCCTGCCCGTTGCCGGGCTGCATCGCCTCCAGCTCGGCCCAGCCGGGGAAGGTGAGCGGGTAGCTGCTCATCTGCGCGGGCGGCGGGTAGAGCGCGCCGGGCTGCGGCGGGGCGGCCTTGACGTAGCCGAGCGCCCCCAGCAGGCGCCCCAGCAGGCCGGGGGGCGGTGCGACGGTTCCGATCATGAGAATGCTCCTACTGCGCTGCTGGCGCGGCCCATCAGGCTCCAGGCCAGCGCCAGCGCCATGACACGATCATCGTGCTGATTGCCCGGCGCGCTAAAGCGCACCGCCCCGCTCGGCAACGTCTCAACCTCGTACGCCTCAAGCTCGCCAATCAGCCCGGCGTCGGGCAGGATGGCGATCTCCTCACGCTCAAACGCCAGCGCCAGCGCGTCAATGATCACCGCCTTGCTCGCGCCGGTCGTCTGAAACGCGCGGATGCTGATGCCGTCGCGGCTGATCTGCTCAATCAGCGGGCCGCCCATGCTGTTCTGCTCCGCGATCACCACCGGCTTGCCAAAGCGCTCCCACAGCGCGCGCAGGCGCCGGATCTGCGTCTGGTAGTCCGTGCTGACGTGGTGCTCCATCGCCACAAGCTGCCCCATCGTGCTATCCAGCACCGCGAACACCGTCGCATCGTTGGTGCGCCCCCAGTCCACCCCGATCACGTAGGCGTGGCCGTCGATCGCGCGCTCCTGCGGCGTGGCGATGGCCCGCCCGCGCACCCCGCGAAACACACCGCCGCCATCCTCCAGGAACTCGGCCAGCCACTCCTGACGATAGGTGCGCTCGCTCACCCGCGCGCGCGCCGCGCGGGCCCCCCCCCCGCCC